CCATTACCAGGTGGTAGAGGTGAATATACAACAGTATCTTCAGTTATGTACGAAGACCCAGGAGTATTATCTACAGACCCAGCTCAAGCAAAAGAATGGTCAGGAGATGAAAGAACCTGGAGAGACGTATACTCACAAAAACCAGTAGAATATTTAGAAGCTATTTCTAAAGGTTTAGACCCAATATGGGACTCAGAACAAAAAAAGTATGTTTATGACGACCCTAATGGTGTACAAAATACAACACAGACAACTACTTTAGGTTCTACAAACGACCCACAAGCAAATGACCCACAATCAGAAGATTTACCATTTTAATAAGTAGATATGGCATTAAAAAAGAAAACATTTTCAGAACTGAAAAATAAATTCTCAAAGAAAGCTAACTTTAAACCAGAAAGATTTTTTGATTTAGGGAAAGCTTTCCTTGATGCTACTGGTTTACCCGGTCCAGCGATGGGACACTTACAGATGTTTTTAGGTCATTCTGATACTGGAAAAACCACAGCTTTAATAAAAGCAGCGGTTGATGCTCAAAATAAAGGGATACTACCTGTGTTGATTATTACCGAACAAAAGTGGGGTTTTGAGCACGCAAAACTTTTAGGTTTTGATTGTGAAGAAGTTGTAGATAAAACTACAGGTGAAATAGACTGGGACGGATTCTTCTTATTTAATAACGACTTCCAATACATAGAAGAAATCACCGACTACATTAACACTTTATTAGACGCACAAGATAAAGGTGAACTGGAGTACGATTTATTGTTTTTATGGGATTCTGTTGGTTCAGTACCCTGTAAAATGACGTTTGATGGAAAGGGTGGTAAAATGCACAATGCAGCTACCCTAGCTGATAAAATAGGTATGGGGTTAAACCAAAGAATAGGAAAGTCTAGAAGACAAGATTCTAAATATACAAATACATTGGTTGTGGTAAACCAACCATGGGTAGAATTGCCGGATAACCCATTTGGCCAACCTAAAATTAAAGCCAAAGGAGGAGAGTCACTATGGTTAAACTCAACACTAGTATTCAGATTTGGTAATCAAAAAAATGCTGGAACAACGAATATTTCAGCTGTAAAAGAAAAAAGAAAAGTAAAGTTTGCTACTAGAACTAAAATAACAATTATGAAAAATCATGTTAATGGTTTGGGGTATGAAGATGGGAAAATACTTATAACCCCACATGGATTTATAGCTGGTAGAGAAGTCACAGAAGAAAAAAAATCAATAGAAAATTATAAACAAGAACACGCTACCTTTTGGTCTGAACAATTAGGTGTTGGTGGTGAATTCGACTTAAAAATAGAAAAAGAAAATGACTAAATTAAAAAAAGGAAGTAAAGTAAAGGTACACTATGTTGGAACACTAAAAGATGGTACAGAATTTGACAACTCAAGAACAAGAGACCAACTATTAGAAGTTACTATAGATGATGGAAATTTATTAAAAGGGTTTAATGATACAGTTAAAAACTTACAGGTTGGTGAAAGTACTGAGGTTAGTTTAAAAGCCAAAGAAGCATATGGGGAATATGTGGATGAAGCGGTTATAAGTGTTAAAAAAGAAGAATTCCCTAAAGACTTTAAATTTGAGATAAATGGGTTCATTCAAGGGCAAGATGAAATGGGGAGACCGGTACAGGGTCAAATTGTTAAGATAGAAGAAAATACGATAAATCTAGACTTAAACCACCCCCTTGCAGGAGAAGACCTAAATTTCAACATAGAGTTAGTAGAAGTAGTACAGTAAAAAAAATTGTTTAACCTTTTAATTAAATGTCTTGATAAGAACATTAGTAGTTGACGGAAATTCTTTATTAAATACAGGCTTTCACGGTATTAAAAATATGTATAATGGAGAAAACCATATAGGTGGTTTGTACCATTTTTTAAATACATTAAGAAAACTAATTGATACCTACTTAATAACTAAGGTTGTTGTTTTTTGGGATGGAAAAGATAATACAAAACCAAGAACACAACTATATCCACAGTATAAATTAAATAGAAGACTCAAACCCAAACCGGTAGACGAGTTAAATTCCTACGCAACACAAAAACTACGTACCCAAGAATATCTAGAAGAACTATACGTCAGACAAGCTACCTTTGAATATTGTGAAGCTGACGATTGTATGGCGTATTATTGTGAAAAATCCACAAAAGAAGATATAATAGTATTAACTTCAGATAGGGACTTATTACAACTAATTTCTAAGGATGTGTCGTTACATATCATTTCTTTAAATAAATTGTTTAAATTTGGTGATAAAGTACCTTTAGATGGTATGTATATACCACCAGACAATGTTAGATTAGTAAAAACTATATGTGGTGATTCTTCAGACAATATAAAAGGGATTAAAATGGTTGGGATAAAATCGTTAGCCAAAATAAATCCAGATATATTGGAGAAAAAAATAACTTTAGACGACATAATAAAAAAAATAAAAACAAAAAATAAAGTTAGTGTTAAGGAAAACAACATACTTAACGGGATAACACAAAAAAATTTAGAACCAAAAAATAATATTTTAGAAATTAACTATAATATTATAGGTGTCGGTAAACAATTCCTAACCGAAAATGCTATAAATGGTATACAAGACTTATCAAAAGAAGCTATAGACCCAGAAGGTAGACACTGGAAAAACGCTTTGGACTTGATGATGTCAGATGGAATTCTTAATATTTTACCTAAGACAGATGATGCCTGGGTAGATTTTGTAAGACCTTTTTTAAGGTTAACTAGAATAGAAAAAGATTTTTATATTAAAAAAAACAAAAATTAAAATGAAAGAAAAATTTGAAAACACACAAAAATGCGAATTCTTACTGGAATTGGGTAAAAATATAATTTGCCAAAGATATTTTACAGTAAGGAATTTTAACCCTAAAGCTATGAATTCTTTAGACTTATACCATACAGTTAGTTATGTTGTAGACAAAATTGAAGGTAGTTTAGTACTAAAAACACTACATTTTTTAGATAGTTCCTACCGAGAAAATAGTAATGATGTGGTTAATAAAGGTGAGACCTTTACGATAACAATTAAGGTTGGAAATAAGAAAATATTATCAACAATCTTTCCCTCGAGCGTCTACCCCCCGAAAATTAGATACACGGTAGATATAAGACCACAAATATCTTATATACTAAGAGAGTTAACTGAGACACTGTCCAGAAAAAAACTTACTACGCACTACCAAGATTATAGCTTAATTGTGAGCAAATAACGTATTTATTAATAAAGAATTTTAGATGAGTGATAAACAAAATTTTGGATATCTAGGATATTCATTCCAACTTAAATTATTAAACTTAATTATTACGGATAATAAATTTTTCCAGGTAATAATCGACGCGATAATCCCAAAATATTTCGACAACCAGTACTTTAGACTGATAATGCAGTTAATTAAGGAATACTATGAAAAATATGATACTTCTCCCTCATTAGATGCTTTAGACCAGTTGACAAGAATTGAAATTTCTTCAGAAATGGCAAGAAAGTATATTGTTGATATGTTAAAAGAAATTAAAGATTCTTCATTTGAAGACCATCTTTTTATTAAAGAAAAATCTTTAAACTTTTGTAAACAACAGGAACTTAAAAAAGCTATTAGAAAAGTTGAAAGTATAATGGAAAAAGGTGAATTTGAAAATTACGATAAGTGTGAAGAGTTAATTAGGGACGCTATTAAAATAGGGGATGGTGATGAGGGAAGTTTTGAAATTTTTACAGAACTAGATAAATTGTTGGATGAAGACTATAGACACCCAATCCCAACCGGGATTGATGGTTTAGATAACATACTTAATGGTGGTCTAGCTAAAGGTGAAATTGGGGTTGTTTTAGCTCCTACTGGGGTGGGGAAAACCACTATGTTAACCAGATTTGCCAATACAGCTTTTAATATGGGGTACAACGTACTACAAATATTTTTTGAGGATAACCCAAAAATAATACAAAGAAAACATTTTACATGTTGGACGGGAATCCCAAATAATGAGTTAAGTGACCATAAAGAAACAGTACTTGATAAAGCAGATGAAATGAAAAAAACTGGTGGTAAGCTAATACTAAAAAAATTACCGTCAGACGAAATGAGTATGTTACAGATTAAAAATCAGGTTAGAAAAATAATATCTGAAGGAACTAAAATAGATATTATTTTGATAGACTACATAGACTGTATATTACCAGACCGTGCATTTAATGATGAATGGAAAGGTGAGGGTTCTGTTATGAGAAAATTTGAAGGTATGTGTCATGAACTGGATATTGCTGGGTGGACTGCCACACAAGGAAATAGAAGTTCTATATCTTCAGATGTGGTCACTACAGACCAAATGGGTGGTTCCATCAAAAAAGCTCAAGTGGGTCATGTTATTATATCAGTAGCAAAGACTTTACAACAAAAAGAAATGGGTTTAGCGACAATAGCTATTGTTAAATCTAGGTTAGGTAGAGATGGTGTTATATTTGAAAATTGTAAATTTGATAATGGAACATTGGAAATAGATACCGAAACAACACAAACATTCTTAGGTTTCGAAGAAGAAAAAACTAACAGAAACAGGGAGAGAGTTGCACAAGCTCTACAAAGAAGACAACAAGTAATAAATAAAAGTAATTAATAAAATAAAAAATATGGAAGTATCAAATAAGATTCTGTCGGATATTACTGTCTACATGAAGTACGCAAAATACCTACCAGAACTGAATAGAAGAGAAACGTGGGACGAATTGGTAACACGTAATAAGGAAATGCATCAAAAAAAGTATCCTAGTTTAAAAGAAGAAATAGAACAAAAATACAAATTAGTGTATGATAAAAAAGTACTACCTTCTATGAGAAGTATGCAGTTTGGTGGTAAACCAATAGAAATTTCACCTAATAGAATCTATAACTGTGCGTACCTACCTATAGAACATATTGATTCATTTAGTGAAACAATGTTTTTATTGTTAGGTGGTACCGGTGTTGGATATTCAGTACAAAGACACCATGTAGACAAATTACCTGTAATACAAAAACCATATCAGAAAAGGAAAAAAAGATTTTTAATAGGAGACTCTATTGAAGGATGGGCTGATTCTATAAAAGTTCTTATGAAAACATATATGAATGGTGGTGGAAGTAGAGTAGAGTTTGACTATTCAGATATTAGACCAAAAGGCGCTAGATTAATAACATCAGGTGGAAAAGCACCAGGACCTCAACCACTAAAAGAATGTTTAGTAAAAATTGAAGGTCTATTAAACCAAAAAGAAAATGGAGAACAACTCACAACTATTGAAGTACATGATATCGTATGTCATATCGCTGACGCCGTATTGGCCGGTGGTATTCGCCGTGCAGCACTTATATCGTTATTTAGTGCTGATGATGAACAAATGATTGGTTGTAAATCAGGTAATTGGTGGGAATTAAACCCACAAAGAGGTAGAGCAAATAATTCCGCTTGTTTGATGAGACATAAGATTACAAAAGAATTTTTTATGGACCTTTGGAAAAGGGTTGAGTTATCGGGAGCTGGAGAACCAGGAATTTATTTAAATAATGATAAAGACTGGGGAACAAATCCTTGTTGTGAAATCGCACTAAGACCAAACCAATTCTGTAATTTATGTGAGGTAAACGTATCAAACATAGAATCACAAGAAGACCTAAATGAGAGAGTTAAGGTTGCGTCATTTATAGGTACACTACAAGCGGGATACACCTCATTCCACTATCTAAGAGAAATATGGCAACAAACAACCGAAAGAGACGCTTTAATAGGGGTCTCAATGACCGGAATTGGTTCTGGAAAAGTATTAAACTATGACATGCCAAAGGCTGCCAGTCTAGTAAAAAGAGAAAATACAAGAGTTGCAAAGTTAATAGGGATAAACCAATCAGCAAGATGTACAACAGTTAAACCAGCAGGAACAACTTCATTAACATTAGGAACATCATCAGGTATTCACGCTTGGCATAATGATTTTTATGTTAGAAGAGTTAGGGTTGGTAAGAATGAAGCTATTTATACTTACTTATTAAATAACCACCCAGAATTAGTAGAAGATGAATACTTTAGACCACACGATACAGCGGTAATTAGTATACCACAAAAAGCACCAGAAGGTTCTATAATGAGAACAGAGTCACCTTTCCAATTACTAGAACGAGTTAAAAAAGTTGCTACAGAATGGGTAAAAGCAGGTCATAGAAACGGTTCAAACTCACACAACGTGTCCGCAACAATTTCTTTAAGAGAACATGAATGGGACCCAGCTGGTGAATGGATGTGGGAAAATAGAAAATCTTATAATGGTCTTTCTGTTTTACCTTATAATGGTGGGACATATACACAAGCACCTTTTGAAGATATTACAGAAGAAAAGTATGAAGAAATGATGGAGTCTCTAAAAGATGTTAATTTAAGTATGGTTGTTGAATTAGACGATAATACAAATTTAACTGGTGAATTAGCGTGTGCTGGAGGGACTTGTGAAATAGATGTTGACTTAAAATCTATAGAAAAAGAAAAAGCTCTAGATGAAGCATAAGTTTAGTAAAGAAATATTATACCATTTTAATTGTGGTAAATGTAACAAATGGTGGTCAATTGCTGACTACCATTTGTTTTCTAATAATGTACCAGAAAATGAAAAAAAGGTACCTATTTTAATAATATGTCCCCACTGTGGACATAATGAAGAAATAAAAGAAATAACAGCTAATGAGAAAAGATGATTGGATTAGTAGACTACACTATAGAGAGTTCGTACAACCAAAACTACAACCTAAAGATTTTTACTGGGATGAAGGTAAAATGGTTATGACAGAAGAATACCATAAAAAACGAGGGCATTGCTGTGGTAATAGGTGTAAACACTGTCCATTTTCCCCGAAATATATCAAAACTAATAAAAAACTCAAAGAGTAATAAACCAAGACCAAACCAATGTTCCAAGTATTTATTATAAAAAAAGAATGCCAAATCAAAGATACGGAATAACATTTCCTTTTGAGGATAGTTCACAAGGATTTTTTCTTGGGTTAAATAAAAGTACTGAAAGTGAAGTACGTTCTAATTTAATACACCTTATTCTTACCTTAAAAGGTTCACGTTACTTCTTGCCGGATTTTGGTACTAATCTTTTAAAGTATATTTATGAACCATTAGATGGGGCAACAAAAACTAACATAGATAAAGAAATAAGAAATGCGGTAAAAAAATTTATGCCTGGATTAATTATTAATGAGGTTAGTGTAAAATCCGCAGAAGATATTAGGGAGGAAGAAAAAACACAAAGTGAACCTAACGACCCTAGTTTAGTAGATAATAGTTTTGGGTTTGTTGGTGACGCGGAAAGAGAATATACCCTAAGAATTAGAATAGACTACAATAATGGAGATACCTTGTTCTCTACTAAAGATTTTGTGATAATTAATTTATAAAATGGCAGAAAAGAAAATAGCATACACAGAAAGAGATTTTTTAGGGGTTAGAAATGAATTACTAAGAATTACAAATACATACTACCCTAACTTAATACAAAACGCTAATGACGCGTCAATATATTCAGTATTTTTAGACTTAAATGCGGCAGTAAGTGACAATTTAAATTTCCAAATAGATAGGACATTCCAGGAAACAGTATTACAATTTGCACAAGAAAGGAGCTCTCTATATAATTTAGCAAGAACTTATGGTTTAAAAATACCAGGTAATCGACCTTCAGTTACAGTTTGTGATATATCAATTACAGTACCGGTATTCGGGGATAAAGAAGATTTCAGGTATTTGGGGGTTTTACGTACTGGTTCACAATTTAGAGGTGGTGGACAAATGTTCGAATTGGTAGATGAATGTAGTTTTTCGTCACCATACAGTGTAGACGGTGTCCCAAACAGAACCAAAATACCAAACTTTGACGCTAATGGAATCTTAACAAATTATACAATAACTAAAAGAGAAGTAGTTGTTAATGGAGTCACTAGGGTATTCAAAAAAGAAATAACAGACGCTGATAATAAACCATTTTTTAAATTATTTTTACCAGAAAAAAATGTAATAGGTGTAACATCCGTGATACAAAAAGACGGAGTTGGGTACCAGACACTACCAACTAACGACGAATTCTTATCGGTAAATAATAATAGATGGTATGAGGTTGATGCGTTAGCAGAAAGTGAAGTTTTTGTAGAAGACCCATCGTCACCACCTGACGAATCTGGAATTAAAGTTGGTAAGTATATGTATACTGAGGATAGGTTTATAACAGAGTTTACACCAGAAAGCTTTTTCTTTTTAAATTTTGGTAGTGGTAATCAAACGTCCCAAGACACCCTAGATGAATTTGCTTCTAAAGGTGTTAAATTAAATATGGCTAAATTTATGGATAACGTATCTTTAGGTAACATGGTTAAAGGAAATACTACATTGTTTGTGCAATATAGAGTAGGTGGTGGTCAATCCTCTAATATAGGTGCGGGAAGTATAAATACGGTAGGTACGGTCAATTTCAATGTTGTAGGGCCTAGCCCCCAAATTAATCAAGCTGTGATGAATAGTTTGTCTGTTACGAATGTTACAGCTGCTATTGGTGGAGCAAACCAAATGACACAAGAAGAGATAAGAAATTATATTTCTTTTAATTTTGCCGCACAAAACAGGTCTGTAACAATCACTGATTACATATCTAAACTTAGAACAATGCCCGCAACATTTGGTGCAGCTGCAAAAGTTGGTGTGAATGAGGTAGAAAATAAAGTAAATTTAAATATATTATCATATACTCCAGAAGGAAAACTTACGTCAGAAATAACACAAACATTAAAACAAAACATCTCAAACTACCTATCTAACTATAGAATGTTAAATGATTATATAGTTGTCGGCTCTGCAAAAGTGATTGATTTAGCTTTTCACCTAGACTTACTTTTGGAGTCCTCATCCAACCAAGGAGATATAATAACTGCTGTAATTACAACCGTAAGTGATTATTTTGATGTAGCAAAAATAGAAATGGGACAAGATTTAAATATGGGGCAACTTAGAGGTCAAATAATGAGAGTACCCGGTGTACTAAATATAATAAATCTAAAAGCATTCAACAAGGTTGGTGGAAATTACTCACAGGCTATAACATCCCAACCATATCTAGATTTAAATAGTAGAGAAATAGGTTTTATAGATGATACTATATACGCAAAACCAGATGAAATATTACAAATTAAATTCCCACAAAAAGATATAGCTATTAGGGTTAAAAAATAAAAAAACCCACAAAGTAACCTACTTTACATAAAATCGCTCTAAACTATCTTTAGTTTTAATAACATAAATATTTATTTACTAAAGAACATATGTCTAAATCATTTAGAGTAAGAACAGAAGTAGGTAAGGATAAAAACGTAACTTTTGAGTTAAAACAAGATTTTGACTTATTAGAAATACTAAGCTTATCCCTATCCCAAAAAGACGTATACACAAGAATGTGTGCCGATTTTGGTGTACTATGTGGTAGGGTACTCGTAAATGGTGGATATGGATTACCTAACGCTAAAGTATCTGTTTTTGTACCTTTAGATGATGAAGACGCGACCAAACCTCTAGTAACAGAATTATACCCATATACTCACATCTCGGATAGTAACCCTGATGGTGTACGATATAATTTATTAAGTAGTGAAAAAAACTTTGATTGTCATGTCCCAGTCGGAACCTTTCCAATATTAGGTGACGTACTAACAAGACAAGAAGTAGAGTATGTTTATAAAAAATATTATAAGTACACCGTAAAAACAAATGAGGCTGGTGATTTTATGATTTATGGTGCACCAGTAGGTACTCACGACATTTTAATGGATGTAGATGTGAGTGATATAGGGTGTTTTTCTCTTTTACCACAAGACTTTAAAGAACAAGGATTTGCGGACAATGAATTTAATGGAGCCAGATTTAAATCCAATACCTCTATAGACTCTTTACCACAAATAATGAGTCAAACAAAATCAGTAGATATTAGACCTTTCTGGGGTGATGAAGAATTTTGTAGAGCAGCTATAACTAGAGTAGATTTTGATTTATCAGATAATGGTTTTAAAATAGCACCTAGTGCTATTTTTATGGGTAGTACCGCAACTGACACCGATAAAGACTCGGTAACTAAAAGTTGTAGACCAAGAAAACATCAAGGAGACCTTTGTAGTTTGGTAAGTGAACCTGGTATTATTGATTGTGTTAGGTATACCCCATTCCTTAAAGACGACCCTAACGCTTATGGGTTTGGTACAATACCACTTGGTGGGACAGTTCCAGTATTAGAACGTTACTATTTTGAAAATAATGGTAGGGTTATCGACCGTTCCGGTTCGTTTTTGGTACACGTACCTATGAATTTAGACCATATGACGACCAACGAATTCGGTGAGTTAGTAGAGTCTGGTAATCCAGATGTTGGGGTACCTACTAGAGCTAGGACAAGGTTTAGGGTTAGACCAGAACAATCTGCGGGGTCAGCAAGACTCAGAAGAAAAGGTAGTTTCTTAGTACCTAATATACGAGAGTACCCTAATAAAGATAGGAGTTATACTTTTAGTATAAATTATAGTGACTATCCTAGACACGCTCAAACCTATTTAATACCCGCGGCCAAAGATTATTTTTACGATATGGAATTTAATAGGGTCTATAGTCCAGCACAATTTCACGACCACGTAAAACATAATGGAAGAAGAGAATTCATAGGTATAAAAGAAATATTACCAGAAGAAGACCAACAATGTTCAACAACCGCCGTACACTTCCCAATCAATAGTGCTGTAAGAAAATTAACTTTTATGCTTATCATAGCTCAATTCATAAATGAATTTTTGGGTATGATATATGCTATGTTAATAACTTTTGTTTCTCTAATAGCTTTCATATTAGGTATTGTTATGGGTATTGTATTTGCTATAATTACAGTTATATGTGCCCTACTACAAGCACTGTGTGACTTATTAAACGCTGTACCAAGTATTTTCGGGATTACAATTATTTCATGTCCAGGTTGGTTACAGGATTTAATATGTGACATGGGTTGTGGAGACTTCTGTATGACCAGTGGTTGTTTTGGTTGTCAAGGACCAGACCCAAATGATGATTGTTTATATTTTGGTATACCTATGAGTTTTGTGTTATTTACACTACGACAAACAAAATATCCTGAATGTGAAAAATGTAAATGTAGGGGTACTATGGGTGAATTAGCAAGTCTAAATTCCGATTGTAATGGTGGTAGTCCAGGAAATCCACCTGGTGCTAGTGGACCTTGTGATTCAGCAGGGCCAATTTATACTGTTGGTGCTTCAATGGGTGTTTGGGGTGGTGATGATTGTTGTGGTGGTGACGATACATTAGTGTGTTGTCCGGATAACTATGGTTTTGATTCCTCTAATACTGGTACACCACTTGATTTTGCGGCTTTTGGTGGGTGTTACGTTAAAACTGTGTGTTTTAATGTTAGTTGCTTGGATGAAAATTTTAGAATGACCCTACTACAACAATGGGTAAGAAGACAAAATATTGCAGATTCTTTATGTGCGGGTATAATGAATTATTTTTGGGAAAATGCTTGGGTAACAGGATTTCTGTACATGTTCCAATTTCAAGCAAAATTAAAATACGACCAAGTAAACGAAGACTATAACGACTCTCAGTACTGTAAAAGAGTTGTTCACATACATGGTAGTGACCACGTATTTTATTATAGGTCAACCCCATATGTTCCCAACGCAGTTACTGGTGGTGGAACATTTGTTGGTGACCCAGACGGTGTAACATTACCTTGGTGGAGTTGGTGGGTTGGTGCAACCACCGGTACCTTTGACCATGGGGAGGGTGACCAGAATGACCACATACTTTTTCCAACAACAATAACAGATATGGGGTCAAGAAATCAATGTATCCAAGATATATGTTTAGACCCTAGATACGCGGAAGAATGTTCGGTAACAGACCAGATAGGTTCAACATCCTTCCAAGACATAACAGAACTTGTTTCGGATATATACAATTTAAAAGCCGATAATGATGCTGTAGTTGTAGGTTCTATGTTTAGTAGACCAGAAAAAGAAATAGGTGGTGATGTGGCACAAGCAATAATGCAAAATTGTATGGTTGGGATTTACGGGTACGAAACTAATATGTCCATGGTAAATTGTGATTGTTCTGCTTCAGCACCAGTAACCAATAACCAACCAGGGTTAATAGAATATCCACCTAGTGTTAACCAAAACAATAATAATACAAATGTAACACCAAACGTACCATCAAACACATATATACAATATGCGGTCAATATTAACCCAGCGTATACCGTAGAATGGGAACCACACTTATTTACAGCTTCTACAGCAGGAATAATGAGTGGGATAGACTTACAATACTGTTTAGGTTTTTCATTAAGTTCTTCTACACAAGAAGTACCATTTTATCCGTGGGATTTAAATGGGTTACCATGGGGAGACGAGTGGAATGATTGGATGGGAACTGATGGTACGTACTACAAAAGAACAGCAGGGATAAGTAACGCGTTTGTACCATTTACCACAACAGTATCAGTAACAGCTAGTAACGTTCCAGGTGCTTGGATTGACGCATCAGGTTTATTTCAGGGAGGACCAAACGGACCAATGGGAGCACCACCATTTGTAGCAGGTTCTGTAGGACAACCAGGGAGTTACCAAGTTATATGGGGTGGAGCCGTACAGAATAGTTTTCCACCACTATCCCCAACCAACACCGGAACAATGCAAATGTCAGGTCCATTATTTTATTATTTTGGTCTTAGACCAGGAGAAACTTCTTACCATACGTTTATTAGAATGTATGTGGATGAAGAGTTAGCAAATAATGTACTGTAATGAGTAATGAAAAAAACATAAGAATTGTTAAAGGTAGTGAAAAATTTGCCGGAGCACAAGATAAAGATATTGGGTTACAACCACTATTAACTTCGGACCAAAAAGAATTAATCCAGGGAGATAGAAATTTAGTTTTGAATCTTAGAGAACAATTTGGTTTAGAGAGAGAGTATTCACAAAGATATAGGATAACAGGGAAATTAGATGTTTTATATAATAACGTAATAAGTGGGGAAACATCGGATACTAATGTTTTAAAATATATGTATTTTACCCCTAACTTTTTAGGGTGCCCAGACGCCTCTACCTTCACACTACCAAACGCGGGACCACCTTGTACTGGATTTCCACCAGCAATGTTATTTGATTTAGTTCCTAGAGAAAAATTTGGAGCTCCCGGAAACCCAGCACTGTTTAATAATCTAAACGCCTACCAAGAAAATAAGGCTTTATACCTTTCTTATGTATTTTCATCCAGATGTGAAGATATGAGATATTATGTTAATCCAGGCACTAACGACTACATGGATTTCTCTGCTTGTGATGGGATACCTTTTGAAGTTGAGTTAGTGACTGTAAACGGTAGAAATATAGCGAGATTTACTACTAAAGTACCACACGGACTAAAAGTTGGTGAATATATAGAGTTACAGTCATCAGGTGTTGCCAACGGTGCCGTAAACTTAGTACAAAATCTAACCACAGGAGCACCAAATGTTCTTAGTGGTGGTGTACCAGTGATGAACCAACCTACAGCTAGCTTTAACATACTAAGTGTTGATGGTTTAGGTGATGAATTTGAGGGTACTGAAGACTTTGTTATAAATGTTGACTTAAGAGGTATCCTACCACTACCATCTAATCCTGTGGGAATACTTAGAAGAATTATAAATCTAGATAATATATTAGAAAGTAGGTCCAGATACTACGTACATCAACACAAGTTAATAACCAACAGTGATGACTATACTTTGGATAGGACTGGTTTCGAAGAAGGTATCTACAATAAAAAAGGTAGAGCGTTTGTCGCTAGAAAAACCCCAGACCAAAAAGCTAAAGAGGTTGTATTGGAAAATTATCCATCCTATGTTTTTTGTTTTACCAGAGACACAGATGTAGAAAAATATTTTGACAATCTTAATAGACCACTAACAGAATTATACCTAACCACAATACCAACTAATAGAAATAATATGTGGGATTGGTCTGCTAGTGCACCCGCTGGTTATGGTTGGAGTTGGAATTTTGAAAAAAACGGATTCGTAGACCCATTTGTTGACAATACTGTCGTGCCGTTTAACCCTATAAATTTACAACAAACTAATAATAATGGCATAGATAACCTCCCTATAAGTGGTCATACATTTAGAGGAGCGTTCGCGGAATACAATGAACTAGAATTAAAAGAAAGAATTATATCAGAAATAGGGCACTCATTAAAATTTAACCCAACGGCAATGTACGAGATTGGAGGGTCATCTTTCGACCCAATAAAATCCATATACAAATACCAACCACACCATAGAATGCATTTAAGAAAATTTTCAAACACTATTGTTAATGCTAATATGGTTTTAAGTGCTCCACAGTATGCTACATACTCTACTGTTGCGGCAGAATTTAGATGGAGACCTATTTTACCTATAGAATTTTATGAGGATAATGTTAATGGAGTGAGTTATCCATATCTAAATGATTCCCACTATTTTAATAAAGACATAGAGTTTTTGGTTGAGCCTATTCTACATAACTACACAGCATCAACCCTAAATATTATAAGCCCATATACAGATGACTGTGAATAGAATACAAATAAAAGCTTCATTATCTGATGATAGAGTAGTAATCCCTATAGGTCAAACTTTTGATGAGGTGGGGAGAGAACAACTAATAGAAACTTATGAACAAAGTGAGTTACAAGACAATATAAACGAAATTGTAGACTATGAAACTACAACATATTCACATAGTGGGGTAGTTCCAGTTATAAATCCAGCAACACATGATTATACAACCTACTACAATTTTTGGTTTTATGATGGTACGACAAACACATATCCTATGCCACCAAGCTATGTGGAACAAGGATTTACAGATTCAGATTTAGCAAAACAAAATAAATCTTTTACAAATAGTTTTTATAAATTCGATTATTATGATTCACCTTATAGAAAACAACAAAAATTAATGTTTTCTATTATAGTAACCGCAAAACAAAGTAAAAAAGTCAACAAACCAATAGACTCTTCAGAATATGAATACTTGGTACAATTGGCAGAGGGGGTAATAACCCCGAACTGGGACATATTTTTACCAGAAATGACCTTAGGACCTATAAGTGATGGTGAAAACCTATACTCCGAAGGATACTTTATCCAATGGTTGAAAAACAGAGAACAAATACAAAATGAAAATTTTTATATGTCTTGTAAATTTTTTAACGCAAAAACAGGTAAAATAACAAGGATGGTAAATAGAAACCCAATTGACCCAGCAACTGGTTTACCTTTTACAATATATGAATACCCAGACTGGTTTTACTATGAAGTAAAATTAAAAATTAATATTAGTACAGAAAACCCAAAGTTCTCTTATACTATAAGAGAATGTAATAGTCTAACACTATCTACTGGTATACCTGGACAGCAAGCGGGAACAATGGGTAACCCAATAAACTTTTTTGAATACGTAAACCCTTAATGGAAAGACAAAAATTTAGAATAACAAGAAAAAACACCCAATTCTACGGTACACCAACTTGTAGTGCGTCAGGGACCACAGGTTTATGGCCATTAAATTTAAGTGTGCCTAGTGTTAGTGGACAAACAACAGCGTGTGAAAACATACCAATGTATACTTCATTAGGTAGTCAAATATCAACAGCAATAAATGGTGATATGACAACTTTTCCAGAAGAATTAAAAGACTGTAGTGTGAGTGAACCATGCGTCGTTCTTTGGGATGAGATATCACCACCATTTAACGACCCAACTCAATGTAGGGATGGTGACGGTAAATCTTGGGTGCAATTCAAGGGGCTACAATATTGGAGTGCAGGAACACCCACAATTGGAACCTATAACGAACTTATAGATTTGTATCAAATTTATAATGCCGACCCAACACTAAATGTTTTAAGTCAGTTGGGTGGTTGGTTTACAGCATACCTAACACCTTGTTTTTGTGAAAATACATTTACGGGACAAGACTTAAGTGCGGTAGACATATTCTTAAGTCAAGACTTTAATGATATAGGTCATTATTCTATTTGGGATGGTAATATAAGTCAAAAAGATGTTTTTTCTAACTTTTTATTTACTGCTTTTACACCTTACAACGTACAAGTATTTAACACTACTGATTTTGAATATTATAAAAATATAGCATCTGACTTTACAATAGATTGGGGTGATGGTAATACTAGCACTTTAGTTGGTGGCAATCTAACAGCTTTACACCCTTACGCTAATGTACCATTTACATATATTGTTACCATTACACAACAAACACCATGGGGACCTCAAAGTACCTCTAAATCTTTAACGGTACCAAACCTAACTTATTTAAGTATGTTTGGTGCACCATATTTACCGTCAGGTCCCGGTGTGGGGTTTGGTACCGGTGGGTTGCAACCAGCACAAAATCAGACAAGTATAACAGGACCTCCACTATACGACCCATTAACAAACTTACCAATAGGTAATGTAGGTTCAGCTACAACCTATTATGGTGCTTATGGGCAAGAAGGTAGTTCTGATTACCTACCACTAGATACTGGTATAGATATATTACAATATACAGGAATGAGTCCTACACCTTGTTTTGAAGTTTCTGGGATAACAGAAAGTAGTTTGGGTGGATTCCAAACATATTCTAGTGCACCTTCTAATAGTCCATTTCTACCACCTGGATATTTTGAAAATATAATGACACCAGTTGGTGGAGATGTAGAAAATCCACTAACAAATGAGTTAGAAAGTCAATTAGAGGGAATGATATTCGTGGCAACCAACGCTTTTACTGGTTACACAATACAATCTACAACACAAAGTTCGTTTAGTACACCTATAGATTTTTATGATTTTAGTAATGGGGTTACTGTTTTTATAGCACAAAGTTGTGGTTTGGACGCAAATGCATTTGGAGGTGAAGAGTGTTATAAATGCCCAATTAAAGATTGTATATATTGTGAAGAAAAAGATGAATATATAGATAGGACAACAACAGGTCCTACAGCAGGACAAGCAGTACTTATTAACTTTGACCCGATAACTAACACTAATTACGCATCACAGGGAATACCTTGGTCACCAAACACCGACTACTTAGAAGGTGACATTGTTTTCGATTTAACAGCTAATATATGTTGTTGTTATATGGCGGTAAGGGATATAAACCAAAGTAACCCAACCTTCACCTCTCCGTGGGCAGCAACCCCACCCGCATTAACCAACCAAGGTGTGTGGACTGACCCAGCAGGTCCTGGTGGTCTAGGTGAGGTTCATATTTGGGAACCTTGTTGTTATTTTCCAGATTGTGATTGTGCACCGTGTCCTACCGGTACATTAGTACCTTGTAACGACCCTACACTACCAGCAATATTTGGTGGACCAATGTCAAACAATGGTGGAGTATACCAAAACGGTTTTAATTACACCACTGGCCAATTTATTTCTGATACACATGGAAATTGTTATAGAGCTTTACAGAGTGGTCCTTTAAACGAACCTACAGGTATTACTGCATCAGTAGAGTGGGAATATACTGGGTGTGTTAGTTGGATATGCCCCACAGACCCATTAAATATAGGTATTTATGGGTGTGAACTTCTTTCAGGTTCTAGTACAACAGTTATAAATAATTATTTTCCAGCACCAGGTATGGTTTTTCTTGGTAACTCATTTTACGATTCCTGTCTTACAGACTTTAATGATGGATTATGTCCTTATCCAGAAAGATGGGTTTGTGACGACCAGTACGATTGTGGTGCTTGTATACCTATTTACCCTGGACAAGTAAGTCCAAACGGGTATCCATATAACTTTGGGGGTTACCCATTCTCGTTTGTATTTTCTTCACAAACTGACTGTAATGATTGGTGTAACCCACCACTCTTTTCTTGTGCGACACCAACTGCTCCATGCTGTATAACAATTGCGTGTAATAATCAAGCACTTTATTTTTCATTAACAAATATGATACCTGACGGTATGTCTGCCGCAGACGTACTACTTAACTTTGATTTATATCAAGCCCCTACATATTCTTTGAGTGATTGCCAAGGGGATTGTTGTGTGGAAACATATGAATGGGATTGTGAAGTGGGTTGTACTATGTCTCCATTCTCTACAATTCCAGTTAATAGTTTAGGTGTGGGACCAGTTGGTGCTCCACAAACACTAGCTGATTGTCAAGCATTAAATAACGGTGGGGCACCTGGAA